GCGTTGCGAGTTTCAATCGCACGCAGGTCAACCTGAGCGGGGCCTTCGCCAGCGTTCTCGATGACTTCTTCAGGAAGTTCCCAAGCAACCACTTCTTGCTCAAGAGCATAAGGCTCCGAGTCATAACGTGATTGAACATAAGGGATGTTGGTGCCATAAGCACGACGGAAGTCGTTGATGGCGAATTGCTCTTTGCCAAAGCGCAGAATACGACCAGCACGGGTCGGGGTATCGACGACGGGGGCGATGAAGTTGGCAATGTTGGTCGCAGGAAGCATGAAGCCCTGGGCCAAAGTTGTCAAAATCGGATCTACGCCCGCATACGTCTGTTGCAGGTTCATCATTTGAGATGATCTCCGTTTCAGAAATAAGGGTTGACTTCAAAAATCGTAATAAACGATCCCTTGGACTTACTCTTGTAAACAAGAAGCCAAGGAACGTGTTTCTTAGAAAAACCGTTAGGTTTTTATCAAGCGAAGGATACGAGAACTAGGTCACGACCACCGATTGTAACGTTTTCACGAATAAGAGGTGTAGTACCATCGAGAGTAACTGCAGTACCAGCAGCTGTAGCCTGACCCAGAAGGTTGACTTGGAGCTGAGTAGCCAAGGTGATAGCAGCAGAGGCAGGGTCAACTTCGATCAACAGAAGGCCGCTTGTAGCAACAGTGAGTTGACGAGCGGTATAAGGTTGAGCTAAAGCAGTAGGCATGTAAGCCTGGTTGATACCTACGATAGAGGTAGGAGCAACGGTGAAAGCATCGCCAGCAGCAGCATAGTTAGGACCTGCCCATGTGGCATACGAAACAGCACGAAGTTCGCCGATTTCAACGGTACCTACAACACCACCTTGGGTATCGACAGGAGCCTCCCAAGTCTCTGCGTAACGAATGTATTGACGGCCGTATATGGGAGCGGAATTTGTCGCCATGATTTTATCCTTTAGTAAATGGACTTCAAAGTTTTTTGTTTGCTCTAGGACTTGTTTTGTTACCTAGTTTAAGATACTTAAGTTTACCCCTTATCTGTATTCTAGAAAACACCGACATCTGTCATAACATCTACAACCTTTTCCAGGTATGGGTAATTCACCAAAAGGTTGCCATCCCATGGAGTCATACTGTTTGCAGTCAGTGCAACATTTCTTATCGCGTTTGGCCACTCTTCTCATTTCCTTGAAGCCTTGGTCTTGAGAGACCATGTATTGTCCAAGATTGAAGAATGAGAAGGTAGGTGTAGCCAAATAGCGAGAAACACGCTCAGCGAGAGAGGGCCAAGTTTTTCCTTGGGCTCTTTGCTGGTCAGCTTCGAGTTCACCAATCTGTTCTGGATTGATGTTCTCAAGTTCGTCAATACCTATGTCAACTGCCCCGGGAACTGCCCCAAGCAAGTTATAATCTGCAAAGTCAAGGGTTTGGTCTCCAGGTCTTAAAACACCAGAGTCAATATAAGTTTTTGTTTCTGCTAAAAAAGTAAGCAGAGGAGGGAGCATATCACCGACAATCACAGGCCAACTTTTTTCAAGTTTTTGCTCGGGTTTGTCAGTTCCAACTCCTAAAATAACTGCGGCTAAGGCAGAGACAAGGGTTTTGTCGATCAGAGTCCTTTCGTACTCTTCCCACTTCATTAACTTGTCTCTGTAACCTTTAACCAAGGCGATTGCCTCGCCTTTCATTCTCTCTTCAAGAGTGGGTTGATCTTTGCACTTTGCAGCCAGTGTTTTTGCTTGGGAGAAGAAATCGGACCTTCTCTTTGTTACCATTCCGATAGCCGAGAGGAGGTCCATTTTATTTACCTAGGTTCAGGAGAACATTGCCTTCTTGAGGGCCTCAACATAATCCAACTTGCCTTCGGACTCATCTACCATTCTGAGAGCTTTCTCATGGGGGTCGAGATCAGATTCGGCGTATTGGAAAGTACCACCGGCAACTTCTCCAAAGGAGACCATTGGAGGGAGCTTACTTAGGAGGTTGAGTAACTTCGTTGCGGAAGTTTCACCTTCAGAGAACTCAAGAGTACCGAACTCAAGCCCTTCCACATAAGAAACAAGCTCTTGCTCAGGCATTACACCATCAGTAAGACGACCTTCTGTATACAAGTGACCGATTGCTTCGGCCATTTGCATCTTACGGAAGTTCATCTTCTCTTCTTGATGTTTGCGCTCTAACTCAGCGTACTTCGACTTGAGGGACATCAACTCATCGTACATCTGCTGTGGGAAACCTAAAGCTTTAGCTTGAGCGCCAGAACCCATGCCATAATCCATTTCGGGATTCATGCCATAGTTCATACCGCCGCCGCCGCAAGCATGGTCGGTAGAGAGTTCGTTGTAGTCCTCATCACCTTCGTCCACACCGTCATCGCCTTCACCTTCCTCGTAGGTAGAACCGAAACCGGTCTTGGTGTAAGGATCCTTCATCTTGCGCTCACCATGCTCTTCAGCAAACACACCGCCTTTTTTCTTGCTGACTTCGTCAGGGGTGTCGGTGTCGTCCATCGCGCCAGGGGTAAGCTGACGGGCCTTGGATTTCTTGCCGTCGCCAATGTTAGTGCGTAAGCTATCGAGAGACTCACCGTATGCACCGTCAGGGCCTACAGTTTGGTCAGCTTCGTCTACTTCGTCCATAGCACCAGGTGTGAGCTGCTTGCTGGTAGACTTCTTCTCACCGCGATAAGACTCGGCGTAAGCACCATCAGGACCAACTGTTTCACCAGGGGTGTCAGTATCGTCCATAGCGCCAGGGATGAGTTGGCGGTTTTTTGACTTTTTGCCATCGCCTATGTTTTCACGCAACGACTCAAGACTTTCCTCACCGGACATGTCACCTTGATCATACTCTGCATGCTCAACCATCTTCTTGCCTTTCATTGACTTGCGAGCGGTTGTTACCCCGTCTTCACCTGTCATTTCTGCAGCTTCTGGTTCACCGTAGAGATAGTCGTGAGTTTTTACCGATTTAGCTTTAGCATCGGAACTCTTTATGCGAAGAACACGCATTGAACCGTCAGACATAACATTCACTGTGCTCACAGCGAACACTTCGTCATCTGGCATTTCTTCAGATTCAGTAGGCATCTTGGTTTCAGTCTCGTCACGACCATAGGGATCGGTACCAGAGGAAACTTTTGGTGTATTCACACCATAATCTTTAGCACCAGCGTCATACTGATCGCTGTTCATAGCTTGATCATAGCCATCTTCTTGACCCGCCCAACGGCTTTCACCGTCAGCGTTATCCTTACTGGCTTTCGCAGTGTTGAACCTGTCGTCTTCCTGTTCGGCAGACTCAGCGGTGTGCATACGGTCACGGTCTTGCTCACCACTTTTGGCTGTTTTCATACGCTCAACATTACCAGCTGGACCTTGCTTACCGGTTTTCATACGGTCAACATAGCCGTCGGAAGCTGAGCGAGCGGTTTCATAACGACCGGTGTCGTCGTCATCGTCGGCCTCAGACTTCTTACCAAACTTCACCACGCCGGGAGACGGGTTGGTCTTGTAGGAAACTTCGTCGTACTCAAGCTCGCCGTGGTCGGCAGTCTTTGCCTTTTTCTCTTCAATTTTTTTCTTGATGAAGTCAGGCATTTCTTCGTGGTCTTCAGCGAAGTGACCTTGGGCCTTCACTTGAGCTGCACGTTTGGCGAGAGCTGGTGGAAGTTCCTTGTGGTCCTTCGAAAGAAGTTCATCTTCTTCTTTACCAAAGCGTTTTACTTCTTTGGCTTCGGCACCTTTGCCCTCTTTTTTCATACGCTTAGCTTCGGCAGCGCGATCAGCAGCAGCCTTGCGTTCAGCGGTTGACTCTTTGTGAGCCTCGTCGTAGACGTTTTCTACAACTTGCATAACTTGGCCGTTGGCACCTTTGACGTGCTTCCGGCTGATTTGTCCTTGGTCCATAAATTCCTCTTCCGGAAAATGATTAGAGAGGTCAGCCGTCTGCTGAGCGATTTCAGTTCCTTCGCGACCTAAATTTTTACTTGTTTCTTTAAACTGTGGGGCATCTGGGTTTGCCATTTGTGCTGTTTCAGTATTAGTTGCCGCAGAAGAGGCAGCCGCTTCCTGAACAGGCTCTGTGGTTTGTGTTTGTTGGCTTGTTTGTAACTCTTTTACCGCGCTCGACACATCCTGACGGACTGCATCAAGTTTCTCACGAAGCATTTCAAGCGGACTTCTCTCAACAATAATTGTTGGTCCAAGTTCGTCATCAAAAATTTCCGAGGGAGCTAAAGTCACGGCGAAATCGTAGATTCCTTCCTGTTCAGAGAACGAGAATGGCTCTAAACCTTTTACAGCTGGGGGTGAAGCCCCCAGTAGAGCAAGGTGACGAGCACTCCATTTTCCTTTAGAAGGATTGATAGCACTGTCAGGTGAGTAGAAAGAGATCGAAACCTTTCGGTAATGACCGTCTTTTACTAAATCTTTTGCAACAGGAGAAAACTCCACATCAGCATAAAGATTGTCACCTTTCTTTGCGAATCCTTTAATCCAACCATAGGCTGGCAAGCTGTCGTTATCACCCGCATGTCCAAGCACGAGGGGTGCCGTGTGAACAGATGGGTCATAAGTATCCACCACTTGTTGGAGGTCTTTCTCAGAGAAATGCCTCTGAACCCCCTGTGCTGAAGTTTGATCGCCAGACTTGAATACGTGGATTCTTTTTGTAAAGGTCATTTTACTTTTTCCCCCTGTATCTTTTTACCCTATTTATCCATTTCAACTGCTTCGTCCTCGGATATACTTTGATTACCAAAAGGTTTGGTGGGTTCTTCCTCTTCTTCATCTCCCCCTAACCCCAGAGTTTCCATTAACTCCTCGTCAGAAATTTCATCCTCATCGTCGTCATCATCCTCTTCACCCGACATACCACTAAGTATATCCTCCATTTCTTGGTCTTCATCTGGTTCGGCAATAGCATCAGACTGTGACTCTTCAGGTGTTGCACCTTCGGGTTCATCCATGACGTTAGCTGCAGCGGTGAGGTCTTCTTTAGCTGCGTCTACGTTTTCTGCTGCTGGTTGCGGAGCCTGTCCACCGTCTGCACCAAAGATAGACCCGAACAAATCTTGATCTTTTTCAGGATCATAACTTACAGCTTCATCCTCAGGGTTCTCTTCTTTCTTTTCTTCAAGTTCAACTCGGAAGTGTCTTTCAATCCATTCCTTTCGAGGTGTATA